CTATCTATAACAGGACTTACTGTGTGTGCGTTTTTTCCTGATGTTATCGTATAGTTTGTAGTCACGTTAGTGTCCGATTCAAAGAATACTTCATCATTACCTCCTCCTGTAGCTCCAGCACCACCCCCCACAGCAGTAAACTCAGATCCATTATATATTTCAGCAGAAGTGGTCGTACTATTAAATCTAAAGTCTCCTGTTGAGGGTGAACCAGGTCTTTGTGCAGTAGTTCCAACAGGTATCTGTAAAGCTGTCGTGTAATTATGTATAACATCACCAGTAAATGTTGCTCCTGCAACTGGAGCTAAACCTAAGTTTGCCTGAGTAACATTACCAATCTCGATATATCCATTATTAGCTGCATTTCTTAGCTTAAGAAGATTAGATGTTGTATTAACTGATAATTGGAACGCAACCTGTGTACCACTAGGATCTGCTGATCCACTATTTAAACTCTGTATAGCAGCAAAGACATTATTAAGGTCGGTACGGACTGCACTTCCCGTTCCATTATCTATCGTATAATCTGTGACTTGTGCCATTTAAAAAGCTACCTTGTGCATATTCTACCCTCCTTTACCAAATCCGACAGCCTGATAGGTGAAATTTCTATCAATCGAAGCATTTGATGAGTTTTTAAAGTGAACAGTAAAACCAGTACCAGAAATACTACTTACTTCAAAGTAATCTCCTGATGCCATATTCTGAGCATTGATACCAACAGAGGGTAAATTAGTATTTGCTCCAAGCAAAGAAGAAGTACCAACAAAAAATGGATTGGTAAACGTGACAGCCTTTGCTCCTGCTCCGCTTGCAATAACATTACCTTGTTCTGTTCTTCTCTGTAAAGATGCTGTATAACCTAGCTGAGAAACTTTTATATCCTGTGCAATATCATTACTTGTAAGTTTTGCTCTGAATTGAAATCCTCTTCCTTTATACGTTCCATTAGCAAAAGTTTGAAAGTCAGTATAAGTGGGAGATCCAGATGGATTGTCCTGTGTGACTCTTACTAACATTTCAGCGTTAACTTCTGTAGCTGTAAGTCCATCAAAGTCTGTAATATCATCAATCAAACCTCTTGAATCAAATAAATCTGATGGATAGAAACCTTCTGTCAAGAAGTGACGTTTTAAATCAAGACTAAATACACCACCTAAATCTAAAGTGTCCCCACCAGCAGTTCCTCCAAAATCATAAGTACCTTCAGAAACGATTCCACCAAAGTCATCTAATGATCCAACAAGATCAAAGTCTGTAATAGCATCAAAGTTACCACCACCAACTAAATTTAAAGTATTTGTAACTGCATCAAAATCAACATTAGTTTTTGTTCCTTGGAATTTAGGACTATCAGTATCCTCTCTCCTAGTCTGTGTAATAAGTGGAGCTAAATTATCTGGCAGTTCAAGAATTACACTTGTCTCTCCTGCACAAAATCTGCCACCGTCATCTTGAAATTTTAAAATATATTCACCTTCAAGATATGGAACTTCTGCTGTTGTT